TTCATTGCCAGGCTGTGAACCCCTGAGTACTGCCAATCCATCTACATTTTGGTAATACTTAAACAATGCAAATCCGTTTACATCTTGATAGGTTCTAAAAGACTGCCCTGAGGTTGTTGCTGCAATGCCTTCTGCAGTCGTTGCGAATGTCGTGCCGCCATCAGAGATAGACTGGGCGTTTCCCGCTGCGACTTGAGCTGCCGCCATGGCAGTCTGTGAGTTTTGGTTACTTAATTCCGCTTCTGCTGCTGACTGTGATGCTTGGTCAGCACTCACGATTGCTTGTTGCCCTGCAGTGGTAATTTCATCAATCCTGGCTGCAACTTGAGCCTGAAGAACAGGAAATGACTCCCCTTTTCGGTTTGTAGCCTCACCTGAAGTATTATTTACGAACTCGTCAATTGTAAGCAGGTTGTCATTTAAATCCGTGAGAACGCTTGAAGGCACTGGATTATCGGTGTTATAACGCTGTGACATTTTTATTCCTTACTAATAACTTTCATAATTTAATTAGCGGAACAAGTTATAAGTTTCGCTCCCACGCTCCATTATCGAAACCGGCAACATAATCATTATCCACATCGAAACCAAAAAATTGGTAACCGTCAGAAGGTGTAATGATTTCACCGGAGAAAACCCCCGCAGCCTTGACCGTTAAATAACCCTGTTTAATTACCGCGATTATTTCAGCCGATGCGGAGTTCATTGATAATGCCGTGTAATCTGTTGCCACATAACCTTCTGGCAGCGTCACAAACCCATCCCCGTTTAAACTGTTATCCAGAATAAGCCGGTCAGTATCGCTGAGGGTTTGCGGTTCGGATAAAACCCAGATTGAAATAGTCATGTCCTGATTATCGACTATTGCCATTCTGACGCCGGAACCAGCCAAGGCTGTATTCAGGATTTCAGGTAAGGTTTCGTTTGTGCCATCCCAGTGGTTAATGGCAATTTTTGCCTTCAGCACAATCCGGTAAACTTCATCGCTAAGGCTGGTAAACCCTTCATCTGGGTCATATGGCCCTTGCCATGAACCCTGATCGTACCCAAGATTATCGGTATCAAAAGAGAAGTAGACGCCGGAGATTGGCTGGCTAACAACGCGCGATCTGCCAATCCATTTCCCCAAAATATCTAACTGGACGCCCTCCGCAGCATCAATATCAAACTTTGAAATTAAACCTGAGATTGAACCAATAGCGTCGGTGAAAGGTCGGGTTATCAGGTCAATGTGATCGACAAAGAGAGGTTTTTGCCGATGATAGTTAGTGATGAGTTCGGTGTATTTACTCATGGCGAAACCGTTATATTGATGTTTGCAACATCACAGGTTGCTGACTCATCAAAAACAATGGTGATATTGCTGGCCGATAATGAACCAGTGCTTTTCCCTATCAGCAGACTGGTAATATCGTAATAGCGACTTTCCCCACCACTGACCACGCCGAGGTTTGCCGGGGAATAGACCCGGCTTAAAAGCACATCAGCCCCGATGCTCAGGGAATTAATGTAAGCGGCAACCGCCGTTTTGATATCTGCGCCGACTTGAGACGTATACCCGGAAAATGCCTGGATGGTTATATCGACATATACCGGGACCGGAACAGGGCGATTAAACCCAATGGGATGAGGGTTCCCGTAGGTGTCCAAAATGGTGATGATCGTGCTGCCGTTCGGCGTGACGCCCTGACCTTTTTTCAAGCGGATGACCGTTGCAATTTCCGTCGCGTCACCACCATCAACCACGGCGGTGATCGAGTGTGCCGGCAATCCGTTACTATCAACGGTACCGGTGTCGTTCTCATAAAGCACATGGCGTTTAACGCCGGAAATGTTAGCGATAGCCCCATCAAGCGCATCAAATGGCGTTATTGAGGATAAGGCAACGCTCTGAGTTTGCCGCGTGCGCAGGGCCGCATCGGTCTCTGCCGCAGTACCTACCGTGGCCGCGCTCGGGTTTGTGACCGACACCCAGCCACGTGTCGGCGTATTGATGCCGGTGACCGTACCAGCCAGCGCAGCGACCGCACCCGCAGTGGCGCAAGTGGCCGTAACCAGCACGGTGCCATCGATGCCAATAACCACCGATGCAGGTAACGTCCAGATAATATTGTTTGAATCTTTCGCTGACCCATTGGTAATTTCCAGCCCGATAGTGCCGGTAATCAGCAAATCTACGGTCGAGTTATTCGCCACGCCGCGAGAAATGCCGTTTATCTTCACGTTGCTGGACAGGCCAACACCGATACCCGTTGCCGGAGAGAATGAGTTATAGGTGGCAATCGCAGTATTGTTGGCGTCGTGGATGCCCAGCGCATACAACGCCACCATTTGCCCGTCTTTACTGTCTGGATCTAAGTAGGCATCAGATCCGTAAATTTGCTGAAAGTAGCCGGTTAATGTGCTGAGGATGGTCTGGTAATCAGGCGCGCTGATCCCCTGAGCTGTTACCGTCGCCGATAACCCCAGTGTGTCAAGATTGATAGCCATTACGCCTCGCTTGTTACTGTGGACTTGCCGTAAATGGTGTCTATGGTAGCCGTGAAAGATACGCGCCGTGTGGCGCTGTCAACGGACGTATCAAATGAGATAATTGAATTCACGCCCTGCGTTTGCAGGATGTGCTGGCGGATCGCCAGGTTATAAACGTCGGGGCTTTGCTTTCCGAGAACTGACTGGATGTAAGGCGTTCCGGCGGTCGTGTCGAGGAACCATTGCCCGCGCCAGAGTAAGAAGCGCGTTTTCACCGCCTGCGCCACCGTATCCGGCGAGTTAATCAGAAACGTGTTATCGCCCCGGCCAAACGTGTAATCTCCGTCAGCGTCTTCGCGTCGATATCTCATATCAGTTCACCTTGTCGGTATTCCCGCTGCCTGTCTGGACGCCGCCATGCGTATGCTGATCGCTGATGTCTTTGTCGTTGGATGTCAGCGTACCGATAAATTTGATGGCGCCGGTAATTGTTGCCGCCGTGCCGGATGCAATGGTGCCGATCATGCCGCCCATCCACGATAAAAGGCCATGAATAGTCACGGCCGCCGAGAACGTGGATTGCGGCGCCGTAACGTTGAATCCGCCAGGGGCGACAATATTGATCGTTTGTGTGGCCGGATTAAGTTCGAAATACGTTGAACCGTCGTCACTGCGCATCTGTGCTGTATTGGTACTGATGCCGCTGATTTTCTGCGCCTGAGACTGTGGTCCGACAATGGCAAAGGCATCAGATAAATCATGCTGCCGAGGGTCCACCGGCTCCTGAACGCCGCCGCTCTGCCACCAAAAGTCGATGCAGCGATCGGAAAAAATGACCAGACATTCATCGCCAGCTTTAACCGGGAACGTCAAAGTTACCCCGCCGCCGCGCGGGAAAATCACCGGGACATCCAACAAAAGCGGGTAATCATTGGTGCTCTGATTACCATCATTATCAGTCTGAACATATCGGATAGCTGGTTGCACGACACAGGTAACGGATTCCGGGTCGAACGACTGGATGATCCCGGGCATAGCCACTCGTAACTGGTTATTGATTTTATTACGTTCAGTTTTTAGAACTTCAGCAAGATCACCGGTGCGTACTTGGTCTGACACGGCCATTTCAATTTCTCCAGGCAATAAAAAACCCGCACATTAGCGGGCTGTTTATGATGACCAAAAATCTATTTTTTCAGATCCCTTGCGGCTGAAAGTAACTTGCGCTGGCTATCTAGTTTTTGGTGGATTACTCGACAGGCTGGGGCGCTGATATAATCAGATGCAGGTCTAGCTGATGGATCAGTGTTGCAAATTGTGGCTGCAAGCTCAGTGGCTTCCGCAATATAGTCCATACCATTATCCAAACTACCGGTTTTTTCCATGGAGATTTGTTGAGACTTCGCAATAACAAAATCTCTGGCTTCTTCAAAGTCATCCGTAGAATTTGCGTAAGCTAAGATAGATGAGGTTAGCAAAGCGATTATTAGAATAAATTTCATCATTAATCATTTACCTTTTTACAAGAAAATGAACCTATTATTTTCGGAGCGTCCAAGCTGTTTTGTAATAATTGAACGTTCAGGAAACGTGAGTTACTGCCAGGCCGATGAATGTACTGGAAACCATAGTTGTTCCCACTACGGGAAGGCATGAGAGTCATGTCTATCTTTATCCCATCTTCGCCCAGAAAAGCTATTTTTTGGGTCGTGACTCGCTCACCATTGATCGAGTTAAGCTGCCCCTCTCTCGCTATCATTGAGTAAGGACCGCATTCTGCAGTATAGCCATTAGCTACCGCGCCAGATGATAAGGCGGCAGTGATGAGAAAGACGATAACCTTCATAGCTAGCCTCGGTTAAGTGCTGTGGAAGACTGTAGATCGGCAGCATCGCGCGCAGCACACATCATATCCATGTACCACGCCTGCCCCCTCGTCTCGCCAGTGTACATTATGCCCCGGACAATATACACGCCGTCCGTCGCAAGGCTTGCCGTATTCGATTGGCTCACTGGTAGATTAATTGTGGAGTTTCCATTCGCAACGGTCGCCGAGAATGGTCCGTTCGACAAACGCAGATCACCTTCAGGTATTGCAACCTGATTAATTAGAACTTCCGCCTGATTAAGCCGGATGAGGCTGTTTACGTGAATATTGGGGTTAATCAGGCATCTGACATTAACACCCTGCCCGATTGTCTGCTGAGGCATCCCAATCAGACCTGTGGAGCTGTTCAATTCAATAGCCAATGACTCATCAGGGATGGAATTGGTCATTACCCGGACGCCGTTCACCATCATCCAGGTGCCGCGACATTGATTGGCCACGTTATCCATCAGATCCCGGGTCATCCCGAACAGCACGCGCCCGCGCGGAAAAACAGTCGCGGGCATTGTTACCTGACTATTATCCTCGGCAATACCAAAAGGAGAAAAATCTTTCATTAACGCTTTGTTCATGTCGGCAACGGTATAACCCGCCGACAACGTGGAGCCGGACATCGCGGAGATGAATGCGCTATCCGAATCAGCCGCCTGAATCAGAACGTAGGTGTCAGTTGGGTTTTCACGACCGGTCATTGAATAACGGATGTCGCCGCTATAAATCAGCCCGAAATTTTCGTTACCGGACTGACCTTCAGCATCGGCAGAATTAACGGCCCGCGCCACTCCCACCTGGTTCTGGCTGACTACCGGTGTGACACCATCATAACCAGCAATAATCCTTACCTTTGAAAACTCCTCTTGGAGTATCCGATCCACCGTGTCTTTTGCAAGGTTGTAGATGGTAAAGGTGGCGATCCTCGTCGCGCTGCTAATATTGAACCAGTCAATTCTAAAGCTAACTTTAAAATCACTGAGGTCTATCCCCTTGCCGTCCTTATCCAGTAACTGCAGTTCAAAATGACGCATCCAGTTCTGTGACATTTGTTACTCCGTTACGATGAGGAGGTGCGACTGACTACCGAGATCAGATTCGGTTGGGTTTTCCTGCCCGCTAACATCGCAAATAACCACCAAGGAAAAACCAAAGCCAAGATATTGGTATTGTGCCAGTAAGTCAGCGCCGGTTATCAGAGGGATGCCAAACACTAACGGGGCGTTGGTTGAATCCGATATATCAAGTGTCCAAAATGCCCCGCGCCAATTAACCTGCATCTGATACTGAGCCCCCAAGATAGTTATTGAGAACTTTTGATTGTTCGCAGAAAGTGGTATTTCCGTTGTGTTCATTTTACGGGGACTCCGATAAATGAAAGTGCACCACCGACAAACCCACCGGTGGCATTGTTTAATTTCCCTAAGATTGAGTCATTTGGCTTGGTAGGGGTTTTAACGCCGGAGTTCTGAACCGCCGAAGTATTAACACCCTCGGTCATGTTCGATTTATCCGCAACTTGCACGGTGCTAGTTGAGGTGATGATGACCTCACGCAGCGTCAAAACTGCCATTAGCACATTTTCGCTGGTCCTATCAGTTGTCACCTCGACGTTGCGCAGAAGCATATTCTGATAAAGACGTTTCCCCGTAACGACATCAAAAGGGGTTCGCTCGCGCTGTAAGTTGATGATATTTTCATAAACCTCGCGCGGACTTAGCCCAAGAGAGCCAGTTGCAGTTGAAACATCCGCGAAATCAAACAAGTAACCCCCGCCAGCGAAGCCCAATTCCATTACCACTTCAGCAGGACGCCTGTAAGCATGATCAGAAATAGCCGCCCCAACCTCCACAGGGTGCTCGGTTATTTCAAGAGCATCGGAATGCTTTTCGGATATCACCACATCAGGGATGATAATCCCGATCCGCCGACTCTGTAGATGGAATAACGTAGAAATGATATCCATCACCCTCTCCCGTTCTGATTGGTTCTCATAACCTGAGCGTTTGCTGAGACCTGTCGTTGACCGACTTCCCTGCCAATCTCTTTCGGGTCCCCACCATAAATGTAATAGGTATTATTTTGCTCAAGCTTATGCGTGGTATGCCCTGGCATATTACTGAGCACTTTCGGCACGTATTCCCGCGTCTGCTGTGGCATCAAATCCATTCCATACTTTTGGACGTTCCCGATCCCCCAGTTATATGATGCGAGTGCTTTATTCAGGTCGCCGCCGTTTGCCTTCAGTAACTGAGCTAAATACTTAGCCGCTGCCTGCGCAGCTTTTACCGGGTCAAAAGCATCATTGCCGCGCAACCCCAGTTCTTCACCTGTACTGTCTACGATTTGAAACAATCCCTTCGCCCGACCATATTTGGTCATAGGGCCTACAGCATTAGGGTTTCCGGAAGATTCAGTGATCGCCACACTCTTCAGGATTCCGTCAGGCAAGTGGTAAATAGATTCCAGCTTATCCAGTGTGGGGCTTAACCACCCCAGCAACGCCGCACCACTGGCCGATGCTTGTGGCCGCTTCACCGATTGAGCAAACTGCGCAGGATCACCGCCATCAGGCGTACCGCTGAAGAAGTTCTGCATGTCCTCTGTGTCTTTGTCGGACATGATGTGAGCTTTTCGAAGGAGTCGCCAGAACGGGCTGTTTGCCAGCTTACGGCCGAAGTCCTCAAAGAATCCGTTGAACCTGCGGTTCACGTAATCGATGGCATCAGTAATAGCTTTCGACCAGTCACCCTTCATAAAATCAGAAAGGCCTTTCAGCGTCCCTTTCCAGTCCATCGTGCCTGAGTTTAAGGCATTGAGTTTCTCGGTGAACCAATCGAGGGCTTTTTTGGCTGACTCTATACCGGGTTGCCACTTTTCCCAGTCAATTAGGCTTTTCCCGCCTTCCTTCCACGATTTGTAATCGTCATAAAGGCCGAACAACGCGAGAGCAAGTGCGCTAACAAACCCAATTGGAGACATCAGAAAAGCGCTGTTAAGAATGCGCCAAGCCAAAAGCAGAGCACCGAACGTTTCAATAAGATGTTGCGTTGCGGTATCAAGGCCTTTCCACCACTCCCGGATATCCCCCGCAGCCTGAATCAGCCGGTACACGACGCGCCCGATGGTATCCGCCAACCAAAGCAGCCCCTTGACGCCCCGCGTGATGGTGTCTTCAATTTTTGGGAAATTATCGAGGATTTGCTTTCGCAGGTTATCGATCGAACCCGCCAATCCGTCAGCGAGATTAGACCCGATTTTGTCCCGCGCCATGCCCGCCATTTCCCCCAGCGAACGTAACGAGGTCATAAACCGGTTAGATGCAGCAGCGGCCTGGTCAGGATTAAACCCGATGGCACTTTTCATGGCGTTGTACTGGCCCATGTACTCGCCGATACCTCGGCGCATTGCCATCAGTGTGTTTTCATCAATACCCAGCATCTGCGCATATTGGTTTGCGCGAGGATAAGACATTTTGCTGAGTTGCTGGCCAACACCGGTAAACACGGCAGACATGTCACGCATGTTGCCGCTGGCATCCCGCGTCTGCACACCCAGGCGGTTCAGAAATCCTTCCGCACCCGGATTATTACGCATAAAGCGCGCCAAGCTTTCCAGCGAACCGCGCGCGGCCTCTGCGTTGGAACCTGTCTGTGCTGCTGCGTACCCGATCGCTTTTATCCCTGCGACGCTGGCGCCGGTACGCTGTGAGGCCCAGTAAAGGTCATCCAGACCGGCGGCAATTTTGGTAGTAAACAGCAATACAGTCCCGGCAGCAGCTTCAACGACCGTACCCAATTTCAGCACGTTCGCCGTCACGCCAGCGACGACAGTTTCAAACTTTCTCGCCCCGACATCATCGACATCAAATCCCAGGGAGATCAGGAAATCTTTCAACGTTTCAGCGTTCATTATCCGCTCTCCACCTGGCTATCCGCGCCTCGTTATCGTTTTCCATTTTCAGGAAATCATTCATCATTGCGATATCGTACAGATCAATCGCGCCCGATTTCAGGTCCTTCATGTCGAGATGAAAAACCTTAACCGGGCGCAGAATGTAATCCATATCTTCAGGCAATGAGTTGAGCGCTACTCCTCCACCGCCTCCTCTGGCGTCGGCGTTGTAGGGAGTTCTCGCAAAAAATTTCCCAGCGAGTCGCCTACCACACGACCAACGATTTGCAGCATATCAACCATGTCCATATCATCGAACGCCAGTTGACCGCCCTGCATTACTGGCGCCCAGCCTTTCATGTGCTTACGCGCCGCCACAGCCAGACAGGGGAAGATTACCGCGTTGGCGTCTTCATCGCTCAAATCAGAAAGAGACTGAGCAATTTTCGGCAGCACCCTTTCCATGATGCTGGCCGAATCCTTTTTTTCCGCCAGTGCTTTGATGGCCTGAAAATCTGAGAGCATCCCGGAGAGCACCGGCAGTAATTTGCGTGAGACCTTGAACTGGTCAAACACGCTCAGTTTGGCAATGCGGTAGGCATTGCCTTTGATTTCAAATTCCATCGGTTAAAACTCCCCGAGAAGTTCATCGATTTTACCGCAGTCAAACACCCAGGTAACGAGACCAGCCACTTTAGGGTTAGTGAAATCTGGTTGTTTCTGGAACGCCACTGAACGCGCAGTAACCAGATCGCCAGATGCTTTGTTACGAAGAACAATCACGTTATTCCCCCATGCGGCAGAAGACAGGCTCTGGGCGTTGTACATCAACGACAGTTTTTTATTCACCGGCGATGTTTTCATCAAATTTACGCTGAGCGTGCCGCTCTTACCGGCATGGAGGCTATGCATCACTTCGCCATCAGCACCCGTTGTCATGGTGTTTTTAGCTTCAGCCATCGTCACGGTAATACCCTCATCGCCATTGGCTGAGCCGTAGCCCAGATCAACAATGCCAGTCACACCAGATAGGGATGCCGTAATATCCTGAAACGAATAAGTAGACATGCTTTTTTCCTTAGCGGTTTACGGTGATTGCAACAGAGGCGTAGTGAACTGCGCCCGCCAACTTACCGGCCACCTGAATCGGCATGGCCTGGCGTTTTTCACGGTCCGCCTGCAACTGGTTATCAACGCTGTCGGCGTACATGTAATAGCCTTTGGTCAGATAGTCACCCGTGCTGAGCTGACCGATAGGACCGCCAGTCCATTTACCCGGTGCAAACAGACCATTATCCACTGCCTGCGCCAGCGCCAGTTCGATGGCTGCCATACGGGTAGTGGTGCCAGCATCGGTTTGCGGGATTTTGGTCGAAGAGGTGTAGAGCGTGTTGTAGTCCGCCGTCTGCACAGTATTTTGCAGCCAGTCGAGGCCGTGGCGCTCGTCAAAGAAGTCACCGTTTGCCATCACGCCCTGCTCAAGAATTGCCGTATCGTTGTCATACAGGACGTAAACGTTACAGTTTTTCGCCTCCAGAGCATTAGCCTGAGACGCGGTAAGCTCTTCATAGGTAATGCCCGGCTCCTGTTTGAATTTCAGGGTAATGGTTGTGTTATTGCCATTGAAATCTACGGTGAAAGCACGACCGAACGCAGACAGTGCCGCATAGCGGCTGGATGATGAATACTGGGTAAAAGTGCGACCCAAGGCAGCAGCCTTCAGCAGATAGGCGATGTCCGTCGTGGACGTCGCATCCATAACCTCTGCATCTTGCGTGGTGATGGCAAGAATGCGGGAAACCGTGGCGGCCTGAAGCGCTGACGCTACGCTGACCATATCCGTATTGGATGGGTCAACCGTATCGGCAAGATGGAGGCCATACCAGGAGTTATAATTCAGCATTGCGTTGACGGCCTGCAGTACTGTTTCAACCGTACCCGCTTCGCCGCTTTCAAGGGTTTTCACCCACCGCCCGACATACACCTGAGTAGGTTGCGGGGATTGCGAGAACCAAACAACAGCGGCTTTGTATTCTTCGCTGGTAACACCAAAATCAGTGCCAATGTCCTCAGCGCTTTCATACGAACGAATGCGCTCTGAGATTGGAATGACAGTGGATGTGCCAAGGATCAGCATTGAGCCAAAATTTCGGCCCCGCGCCGCAATGGCGGATAAGGTCACGGTCACATTAGCAATGCGACTGACGGATAATCCAGGCATGAGAGTTAATCTCCGGTGGTGATTGGGTTGTCTGTTTCGATTACGGTTTTGATGTCGTACGTGCGGATAACTTTTCGGCGTAGCTGCACGCTGAGGTCATATCGGCGCACCCACTGGTTATTAATGAGTTCGGGAAGATTCAACACGCGGCCACACTGCATAAAGCTCATGCCCGCCCGGTTCAGTTCGTCGTTATTCTGAGAAACGAAAATGCCAGCCCTGAATTGCTTTGCGGTCGCCATGCCCTGAGGGCCATAAAAACACGTCAGGATATCTACGGTTTCATGTGACCACTGTTCTGCGCCTGCATCGGTTTGAACGTAAGCAGGGTTATCATCTTCCGGTATGGTATTGATGCCGAAGGCGCACCAGGTGGTGCCGTTTTTAGGTATCTGGATTTGCGGGTCAGTCCAGCGGGGGTAAACCAGATTTTTATTCAGGCCGGTCAGCCCGCGTATCCAGCGACTGATTTCCCGCTCTAAATCCTGGTCATACGCTGGGACGTCACCTACGGGTGTCAGGTATCCTGGTGAGGTGCTATCGTTGCCCACTTAACCTCCTTCCTGCCCCATCAGCTCACAGTGAGCCTGAACGAATCCAGCGCCATAACGCGTGTACGGATCGACAAACGTTACCCGATACAAACCTCCGTTATAGATAACCAGGTCTGCATCAAGGTTAGGGCCGTCGTTAATATTTTTACTGCCCTGTGTAAGTCTGAACTGCGTCACGATAAGAATGGCACCGTTGATGTTTTGCCCGGCGGCCATACGTCTGGCTTCAAGGGCACGATCGACAGTCACTACCCCAGTAAACGGAATTTCCTGAGGTGTATTAATCGGAAAGTTATCGTCATCCGTCGTTTGAACCTGTCGGCGGCAAACCAGAGAGAAATCGACAAAATCCGGATCCAATAGCACTTCTGACACGTCGAGAAGCGGCATTATTTGCTCCTTACCACGTACGTGATTGAGCGAAAAAGGTAGCCATGGGCATAGAGCGGCTTATCCCCAGGAATACCCTGCGCACGACGTTTTTCTAGGGTTTTCTCTGACAAAGGATGTAACTGGTCGCCAGCAGAGATAACCGCCTTAGCGCCGTCGCTGGCAATTATCCCCGCGCGTTCGAGTCCCCTCATCGCTGATTCTGAATTGCCTTCCAGCGCCGCGGTTGCCGCCGCTTTCAGATACTCAATCGTGCGCGATTTGGTGTTCTCGATCCCCATGTCAAGAAAGGGGCGTGGCGGCAGAGTAACAGTGGTTCCACCGAGCTGGACGGTTGCACCCGTCGACTGCAAATAACCAATCTCGGCGTTATTGAGCGTTTCACCATCTTCCCGGGTCGCTTTCTCAGCAGGAATGCCAACCAGCACATCCATACCGCTGAGTTTTTTAAGCGACTCCAGAACAGCCGCTGCATTATCAGCCCTGACCGTCAGCCCCGATTTCATAGGAGTTGCCTCCCGCCAGCGCCAGACATTTCCCACCACCAGAAAAACTCGCGGCCATAATCGGTGTTGTTCCAGAAACCCGCATCAGGATTGATAATCCCCGACACGTCATAACTGGCACTGACCTTATCCACGGACTTTGATGTCAGGATGCCGCCGCCGGATGAGTTGACGCCGCCGAGAGCAGCCTGCGCACTGCGGCGACCGCGAATCTCGGTGTAATGCGCAGTGAAAAGCTCAGCGAGATACACGAACTGGTCGCCAAAGCGCGCCTGCTCCAGAAGGTTGTCAGCCTGGGTGAGATAAAAATTTACGGAAGTGTCGGGATAACGCGTTTTATCAGAGAACTCAGGGAAATCAGCGCGAAACTGATCACTTGTTGGAAGAAGACTGTTTTTTGGCATTGCCAGTCTCCTGTTCAACATCGGGTTGCACCACGTCGGTTTTGTCGTCGTCCGTCAGCGCGCTATCCTGCGCATTGGTGAGGAGTGCCACCTGTGCTTTCAGGTCGGTGATTTCGCCGTCTTTGGTCAGAACCTGTGCTTTCAGGTCGGTGATTTCGCCTTCCAGCACATTAACCTTCAAAGTCAGATCAGCGTCAGAGTTCAGATTTTCAATTTCGGAATCATTGACGGCTTTGGCATGGGCACCAAACGCCCAGTGTTCGGCAACCTGCTTATCAAAACTGTGAATGCCGGGCACCAGCTCAACCTGAGAACCGTCAGCAAAGCGGAGCGTTGCCGGGGTGGACACGAAATATTTCATAAATTTCTCCAGAAATGGCGGGGTTTCCCCCGCGCATTCATCAGGCTACCGGAACGTCCAGGTATGCGATGGTGTTGCCGTATGGCGCTTCGATCTGACCGAGACGCCCGTAATAGGTGGTCAACTGGTAAATGCCGCGATATTCCAGTGGCGTATTCAGCAGCGGCACCAGCGGGAAGCGAATGTATTTCTCATCCTGCGTGTAAGCCACCACGCGATGCGCACCAGCCGATCCTCGTTTGCTCGCCCATTTCATGGAGACGATTTCCAGCGGCTCACCGTTCTCCTGAAACGCGATACAGTTGATCTTCACGTATTCCAGAACGGAGATGTTCCCCGCTGATGACACCTTCTTGCTGGAAAGCAGCCCGAACAGTTCGGGCGCCATGCCCACCTTGCGTGGACACATCGCGTAACCAGAGGACAGCCACGCTGAAGTCAGTAACAGATTGATGTCCTGAACGATGACGTCAGGGTCAGTTGTTGCCGTCCACGCAGCGGCGGCCGCTACAGGAATAACCTGAGCCAGATTCAGAAGGCCAGTGATGCCGAGGTCGGTATCGCCGATATAAACCTGCTCATCGATGTCCATGTTCCATTTCAGTTGCATGGCATCGTATTTTTGCACATCAACCGGGCGTCCAAGCCGTTGAGCAGATGCCAGTTCCGGAAGTGTCCAACCCAATTCCATCCCCCAGAGCGTGAGGGGTTGCGGAGTTTTCTCAATGAGAAGGTTGGTAGTCGGGATCGCGGTGGAGTTTTTTCCGATCCAGTTTTTACCGTTCGGATTCACGCCACCAGCAGCAGCCAGGTCGGTGTTGGTGAACGATGAAATTTCATCAGCGATCGACACGTCGCTGCGCAGCGGCATATCGCGGGACCACTTATACGAGACAAGTGGCAGGTTCAGCGTCTGGTCAAGACGTTCCAGCTCACCAACGAGGAACGCGCCAGCCGCATCAGTGGTGGCTTTATCAATAGTAAACATTCAGTGTTCCTTAAATGTTGTAAGCAATTTCTACGTGACCTTTACCAGCGCCAGCGATGCCGTCACCCGGACCCATGACTTTCGCCACTGTCAGTTCGGGAGTATTTGTTGCTGTAGCGTCAGGCGTTAATACCAGAGAACCCAGCGGGCTTGATGCTGTCGGAGCTGCGACGCGCACGTAAACCTTCGCGCCTTTCACTGCGGCCGTTGCTTGCCCTACCGGTACGCTCACGCAGATGTAGCCACGAGCAAGACGATCGCCCGTTATGCCAGACTTCACGCCGAGATAGGCAATATCTGCCTGTGACTGCGTTGGGTAAGGGCGGATCAGGATGCCTGCGACGTCGTCAATGTCATCGCCCGCTTCAAGTGGCACAAACTTATTGCCGCTCCATTTACCTGCAAGACCAAACTGGTCGAAGACTTTTACGTTATCGAGGATGACCGGCTCGGCGGTCAGATCCTGCAGGCGAGTTACTGCACCGGAAATGCCAAGGGGCATCCGGGTTACATAAGCATTTCCAGCCATGGGGGTTACCTTATTGGTTGCGTTTCCAGAAATCGGCGTTGATTTTGTTGAGTTCAGAAGGGGTCACCGGTCCGCGTGCGCCGTCGCCGGTTCGCTTACCCTGACTGAGCGGTGCGATATGGTTTTTTGCCTTATTCAGCGTCACGGCAGCGGCAAAGACTGCATCCACCGTAGCTTTCGGCGCTTTAGTGAAGTCGGACACCCCAAAATCTTTCAGGCTGTCGCCGGTGCGTACCGCATGGTTAAGAACCTGACGCTTCAGGCCTTTATCGCTGGCCGGATTGAAACCAGGAGAGAGGATTTCAGCATCAGCAATAATGTTGCGCTTATAGGCAGCATCAGCTGTTACCTTCTTATCCTCTTCCAAATCTTCGTCAGTAGTTGGCATGTCATCGGGATTGGCGTCGGTAGTCTTACCCTCCAGCTTTTCCATCCTTGCAATGAGCGCCTGAGCCCACGCGGGGACTTCTCCATCACCGGTTTTTTCCGGCTCGGGCTTATCGTCCACCGTGGTTTTATTTTCCGCTGGTAGCGATGTCGCCTGCGCGGGCGTGTTCATGTTGATGGTGACGCCGGGGATAGAGCCCATACCATCAGATGGCATCTCCGGTGCTTCGTCGATGAGCTTCTGCAAAGCATCCTCATCTTTCGTTTTGATGGCCGTAGCCAGTTTTTTCAGCCATGACATTGCAGGCTTCTCCTTTTTGACAGATATGGATGGGGCAGAATCCCCGATAGCACAAAGGTTACCCGCCCGGCCTTTTTCGATACCCACGGCCAGATGGTTTCCAGTGATTCGATATTGCTTGCCTTTGCCAGGTGCTAACTGCTTATAAAGCGCGTCATACCCGCAGCTCACATCAGTGAGTCCAGCGTTGATGGCATCGATAGCTTCTTGCCGTTTAACGAGAACGTCGGCTAATAGCAGATTGGATTGCTCGCCGGTACCACGCCGGACGTTTTGAATATGACCGTGAGCAAGTTCGGCGTAATTGCCGGGATTAACAAAAAGTATGCTTCCGTCACTGTCTTCCGGATGTCCCAGCGTTACCGCCACCCCTTCGAAACTTGCCATTGTTTCCGGAGAGAAAACCTCATCTTCCAGGCGGTACACGGTCACGGTTCCGCTGGCGTCTGCCTCGAGATCAATCTCTTCGGGTAAATAGATTTGCATCCCTGTGCGCGCTATCGGTACGTCCTTGCACAGCAGAGAGCCGTCCGCCTGTTGAAATCGCGTTTCGCCCAGGCGGGTGGTGAAGAAATATTTCATTGGTCACCTGCTGAATTGCGGGCATAAAAAAGGCCACCTAATGGCGGCCAGACTGTTCACTGATATTTGCCCAAATAACGGGCTATTTAACATAAGGGTCATTTAGCGCCCTATGAGATCGACACTCGCCGAAAGGATGCTATCAACGGCCTGAAATTGGCACTCAAATCCACAAAATCGTCTGCATTTCGATAACAACATTTTGTTAACAATTGACGAGTATTGCAGTTCACGCAAAACGGACTGGGTAACCCTTATTTTTGCTATTTTCCTGCAGCAGGGATATCCACCTCAGGCCAGCATTTGCAGTTAGGCAAGCATCCGGCGTGTCCGGTCATACCGTCAAGCGTCGGCGGGTTATCCCAGCGCACAAACTTATCTTTCATTTTCTTATGGGAGGGTCGCGTGCCAGCACCTTCAATGCGCCACCAGTACCCCTCAGATCCCACTGATAACGCACGTGCCTGAGTCAGAGCGCCAGTAGCTCGCCCTATCTCCGTGCGCGCAATCATCTTTGCCCGGCTGGCAGCAACATCACCGGACTGCATGATCATGTCGTAGAGTGCGTCAGGCCGCTCACCATTAATGACAGCCTGTATAGCGCGGCCCTGAATGTCTTTAACCCTGCCAGCAGCTTCCAGCGGCAGTGACTTCATCAACTGAATTTGCCGGTATACAATGTCCTGCGTAACCTGTCCCACAGGCGTATTACCCACGACATCACGCAGCCCCTCGGATATTTGCTGCGACACCGAACGCCACTGACTCCACTCCTCCCGCTCAACCTGCAGGAACATTTTCTGCGCCACCTGAGTAGACCAATCGCCGAGAACCTGCGAGTAGTCGATCAGATGTCCGGCGATGGTATCAGCGCTGTCCTGGGAACCATCGTAAGAGCCAGTTACTATCTCGTTTATCTGGCTGACTATCCCCAGTAGGCTTTTCTGATACTGAACTTCTGAACGACGGCGCAGGGCCGGTTTCAGATTCAGGCTCCTCCCACTGCGACTTCGCATCTTCAATATCCTTGTCAGTGATAGAACCGCCGATGCCGATCACATCCGACATGTTGCGCAGATCGCTCAGCGCAGCAGCGGGAGACATGCCGATATCACGAACGGCCGTCGCCAGCGCTGTCGTGACGTTACTGGCCATGGTCGCCCGGTCTGTATCTGACATCTCCCAGAGCTTATTGAACTCGAAGGTGAAATCATCCGGGAGCGGTTCACCGAATAGCGAGCGCCAGGAAATATCGAGCAACCAGCGAATAGAACGGCGCAGGCGGCGTTCCTGAAGCGAGTTCACGCGGCTGTAGTAGTTCTCAAGGTCACCGTCACCGGTACTGAATCCCGATGGCGATTGACCAAACAGGCGCACCAGCGGAATGCCAGTCGCCCCTGAGACCTGCTCAGCGAAGCGCAGGATGACGTCAGCAATACCCGCAAACGAATAGCTGTGCGTCTGGAACTCGTCACTCTTATCCATGAGCGTCATCCCTTCGATGGTCTGAAACTCACGGATCATGTCCATGTGCTTTTTCAGCCCCTCTTCCATCGCGCCCCCAGTGGCGAGGATTTTTCGCAATCCATCAATGCTGTAGGTTCGCAGATGCGCCTTGTGGATTAACTGGGTTGTGCCGACAGTTGCAGTGTCAAAGGCCTGAATGCGCTCAAAGATGCGTTCGACCACAGACATGCCCCAGCCGTTCTCCGTCTGCGCTTGCTGGAATGGAAGCGTATCGCCCTCCATGCGCACCAGCCGGGAGTGGTGGATCTTCCAGGGTGGAATGCCCTGCTGATCAGTAACCACTTTATAAAATTTTGGCTTTCCAAAGTCCGGGCCGTAGTCGGTGATCAAGTCGTAATAACTCGGATTTACCATCCAACGGTCGAACACCATCAGCCCTTTAAACTGCCCCTCTTTGATGCGATCGAGGTTGAGCGGCGTTCTCATGTCCTGACCTTCAATGAGAACCACCAGCAGCGCACCTCCGTATAACCGCGACCACTTAAGCGTGTTGTTCACTTCATCCCAAACGGCGATATCATCCCAGAAAGTTTCAAACTTTCCCTTCTGACCGGGTTTCAGCTTTGAACTGATGTTAATGCCCTTGCGGGTCATGTCATCGGCCATCGCATCTACACCCGCACCCACCAGAAACGATGAACGGTAAGCAAATTCGAGCTGCACACGGTTACGGGAAATATAACCAGGCTGATAACTGCCGCCAGTCTGGATATTGGCGGTGTGCCCGCCGAGTTTCGCCGTGAAATTATTGTACCCGTCAGCAGTCCTGACGGGCTTTTGCGCGCCAGTACGGCGTTGTTTTCGGGCCATTACTAATTTCCTAATTGAGCCCAGACATCAAGTGATGAGTCCATTGGGGCGTAATTTATCATCACCGAGTCAGCGAGGTTAGGCGACTTGGTGCCATCTGGCTGCTTATCCACGATAATTTTTCCGACGCCGTTGATTGAATACGTTGGCTGCGAAAGCTCGATGATTAATTTGTCGAGATTTTTGATATCCCCGCTGATGGAAATAATCTCATCGGGGTTGTAGTCCATTTTCTCTTCGACAGCGCGGTATACGTTGCGGAAGAGTTTACGGAGATGCCACCAGCTCTGAGCCTTTGCATTGGCAAAGAAATCTTTGTTGATGCGGGCTGGCTGCCCGTTGTCTCCGGGTACCGCTTCGGCCTCCGGATCAAATACTGAGGCGCTGCCCCGGAACGGCGTCGCAAGAATGTACCGGGCGCCCTCTGCTTTGCGTATCTCGTTTATTGCTCGAGCATCGCCGCGAACGCCAGCGCCCAACCCGTCTTCATCGAAACGAAACTCTTCAAGTCCGTGCTTATCACACAGGCCAAAGGCTTTTTCAGATGATTTGTAGATATCACTGCCGACGCCGGACCACTCTTCAACCTCGGTGAGCAGGAATCCGTATCGGGCAGAGAATGCGTTTTTATCCCGCCCCTCGTCGGCCACGTCCATTGCACCCAGGCGTTTACCTGTTGGCTGAATGCCGAGTTTAATGTGCGCGTTGATAGCAGCCCTGATCCACTCGTTCGGTATCAGCACACCTTCTGCAGATGCGGAATAGTTCAGGTCAAGTTCTTGAGCGACAACAACCGGGTTATCAATTTTCGCGCATTCTTTCGCGTACCAGGCTTCATCCTTTCGCGGGTCGCTGCGCCAGTGAAACGTAAATACTGGTATGCGTCCGCCGTGACGTTTCTGAGCGAATGGGTTTGCCATGCCGTTGACCGATGAGAGGTCTATACGGCATCTGGTGGTTTGCGACAGTGAGGCTTCAATGAGTAGTGGCCGCTGAAGAAATGCTGCCTCATCGACAAAATAAAGCGTGGTACGGTCACCGCGCCCGATGTTATCGCCCGCCTCGCCTTTCAGCACTGCACCGGTAGTTGGGAATTCAACGCGCATATACGGCGCGTGCTTCTTCGCGCTCCAGCCTCCACGAAACTCGACCGGGAGCATTTCGACAAACTTACGCGCTTTCCAGAAAAGTGCCTTCGGGTCACCGGTGCTGTCTACATACTCTTCCTTGCGGGAACCGAAGCCGATCACCATTTCTTTATTGAAAAGACACAGTGCGCAGGCCAATCCGATTGATGTCCAGCTAAGCCCCATCTCACGGCTCTTTTCGGTAATGCCGTTTTCCTGTTGGCTGCGACGGTCCATTATCCAGCCGATCCATTCCTCCTGTTTTGGGAACAGCAGAAAGGGAACAGAAACCGGCATCCCGAAATCAAGGTTGCGCGGGTCGGTAGTCATACCCCAGTCGATAATGAACTGTGCCGGATTATCACGATAAAATGCTTTCAGCGCTGGCAGCATCTCTGGCTGCTGGCGGATGCGCTGCAGCCGCTCCATGCGCCATTCGAACACCTGACCGTAGTCCGGTTTTTTGAAATCGAACGGGAACGGGATAGGCATAGATAATTGCTCGGATAAATTGGCTTTTTAACATAATGACCGTTAACCGCCCCTCACGGGTGGTGCTCGCGTAGAATGGCGGGTGAAGGCGTTATTTGTCGGGGTTATCAGCGAGAAACGGACTAAATCCGCCTGCATAAACAGTGCATAAAAGGCACCTCATAATGCATAGAGATTTTATGCAGCGAAGTGCCTGTTTTACATTGTTAACCCATTAACCTGCGGTAGGCGTCTGCTGCCTCGTCAGTCGTTGGATTCGAGGGGATGCCACCTGGATCATCAGGGGTGTTTTTCCCTAACTGGAGTTTTAGTTTACCGACTTCAAGTTCGACTTTTTCAGTAGTCGCCTCGCGATAAGTCGTATCGGCCCGCCCCTTATCCATCACAACCAGTGTGTGCTCTATCGACTCGATGCGTACCGTATTGCGCATCATCGCGTTTTCGGCGGCGCGTATTTTTTCGAGGAGGATTTTCACCTCGTCTTTTTCAGCATCTTCGAGTTGCGATATCCAGCGCCCGATATTTTCTGACGCCACCAGGTTGGCAGCACGCAGACGAAATAATTCATCATCAAGCGTCAACGCCTTGGCGTCTTCTATCACCTCGTCACTCAGCAGCAGGCGGCGGGCATAGCCACCATGTTTTAGTGCTGTCTGATTACCGGGTTGAAATGCATTGACTGGCGGTGCGGTGCGCGAGCCTCGAATCGGTTTCGTATTTTCCGGAGCGTCGCTCTCTCTCCGTGAGGGCGTTTTTGAATTATCAGAACTGGCGGGGTTTTTCGTGGTACGCACTTCTTTTTTTTGCGTACCGTCTTTGCGTACCTGCGTACTCTTTTGCGTACCTTTTTTTTCGCCGCGTACCCATCCGTGTTTTTTGGCGCGCTTTCTTATCGCCCCTTCGGTGATGCCGTAAATAGCAGCCAAATCACGAAGGGAAAGTTGTCCGGCGCAGAAATCACGTTCAAGGCCGCTTTCCTCGGGATTTGTCATACCCCCTCCGGAGTTATTTAACGAACGTCACTTTCGTGGTTATCAGTCGGCGAATAAGTCTGGCCGCCTCACGCTCCATATCAGCGATGGTTTCTGACGTTGCAACCTTGCCGCGATATTTGCGCTCAATTTCTGCCAGAACAGCGTTTACGTCAGCGTTGCGGGGTTCAATGATTTGTACGTTGAGGCGTGCCATTTGAAATTTTCCTTCTACCAGTTAACTTCGGACTCATGCATCGCCATTGCTAATGCGATTATCGCAATATCCTTATCCTCTTCGATAATCAGCTTGAAGCGGGATTTCATGGCGTTGATTTTTTCCTGGTCTTCTTTTGGCAGCGAAGAGACCACACCCTTCATCATGAAATAATGCGCTTGCTGTTCAGTGTTTACGCTCATTTATGGCTCCAAGCGTGTAGACGTTAGATCGATTCTTTTTTTCAGCGCCCAGATCCATTCGTCAAAGATATAGGACTGCAATGCAACGCTTGGTCTCTTTCCCTTAAAAGCGATAAGCAGCTTTTCCAGTTCTTCCCGCGCTTCTTTTTCCGTCGGCAGACTCACGATTTCGAAAAGCATCGGGCCTTCAGTTATCTTCATTTGGAGTTTCCTGCTGGCTATTGAACTATAAGTCTCGGGAGTCCCGATACCACACTTTCACGATCCATTGCGTTTATTCTGTCAAAGGCACTCTGTGAATGCCTTTTGCAGAATTTTATATTTTCTTACTTTTTGCTCTCTGAGCTTTTGCCAGACGGTCATCGTCATAAATGACCCTGTGTTCTGGTGGGGTTGGTGGTTCCGGCGGTTCAGCGCTCGGTGGTTCAGGAATCTTTCTGAATGGTGATGGTGAATCCTCAGGACGGTCTCTTGTCAGCCCAAAAGCAAAGCCGAACGTAAGGCCACTCAGGAATAACATCAGTTCAATTACGAATTCTTTTTCCATTTTGAGCGGCCTTAAAATGTTTGGTTGCCAGGTACTGGCTAAAGCCAACTTAGATGATGAATTTGTTTTTCAGAGCTACCAGATCGGCTTCTGCATCTTTGCCCAGAACTTCGATACCGTGCTCGATGAATGCGACCACTTTATTGAAATCGTCTTTCAGTGCTTCCAGAGGAGATAAGGCAGCGGTCGCGGTGTCCGTTGCTGGGGTTGGATTAACCACATCAGTTACATCTGCAGGAACAGCAATGAATGTCATCAACGAGGTGACCGACACTGAGCCATCAGCAGATGACACAGTTAATGCCGCATTGCCTACAATATTGCTTACGAGAGTTACAGTTGCCCGCCCAGATCCATCAGTAATTACATGATCAAAATCAAGCGTGGCTCCAGTGGCGGAAAAATCCAACTGAGTTCCGATCACTGGATTTCCAGCATCATCGACGGCGATGGCCCACATATAAAGCGGTGATACGCCGTCTGCTGGCTGTGAATTGTTAACAGCGGTTAAGGATAATTTCACGATATTTTCCTTCGGTTGGGATTCAGTCGCTGCGACTGGTGTGTAGAAAAAGGCTTTAATGCTTGCCCATAGGCGCTTAATCATTTCTGTCGTACCTCTCCAATTTGTGGAGTCAGTTATTCAGCCTTGCTGAATTCGACAAAATATTCACCGCCCTGCTCAAACTGCCCGAATGCTGCTGGGTTACTGACATGCATCCGAATATCGCCAGCGGGCGTGTATTTTGACCAGTCTTCATTTCCAGCCTTGTCAGACGTGACGGCGCTCAGGTGAATAATGCGATAAGAATCGTCAGATGCTTTCTGAATGAAATGGCAGCGAAATTTAGCTTTTACAGTCATGGTTATTTACCTTGTCGGGTGGAATCAATTTGCTTAATGCCGTCGAGCTGGTTGTTTAGCTGGCCTATCGTCGTGAGCAACGGGTCAATCCAGTAAACAGCCTGTCCATATGTCAATCGGCAGCCGGTGGAAGCGGTGGCGCTACTTTTTGCAGCAGGCTGGCTGGTATCGGTGTGCATTGCGCTGGCGCGTAAACTGTTCGTGTATTCGAGCAGCCGGTCAGCAACAGCAGAATCAACACACTTGCCGCTGGCAGGATCGCGTTTGATAATCGTCCGGTATTCAATTTCTCTCTCCTGGCTTTTTCCAACGATTTGCACTGCGTATAGCTGTGCAGCGCCAGCAATCTGATTTGAGCGCTGAAAATTAAATGCCTGGGTTGAAATGGTTTCTGACTGAAGGGCGTTATCTGACTGGAGCTGGGTGACCTGCCCTTTCGCTTCTACGGATTTACCGTAAAAATGAAATGCCAGAAATATCATCAGCGCGATAAAAACAGCCGCGAAGGCTGTCACGGCAATGCGGAACCAGTTGAACATTGTCACATCCCCCAGCATGTCAGTTCGCTTTCCTGATCGCGCCGAATGACCTGGCCGTAACAGTTATTCGCGCGGACATTGCAATCCTTTCCGCCGTCACGCACCCAGCGTTTTATCTCGGTGCATGCGCCTGTGCGGTCGCCAGCATTTAGTTTCCGGTAAAATGTGGAGGTAAAGCATTTCGCCGGGCCTATGTTCCACGGGCAGAATGACGCTATCCCGACTTTTTGCGGCTCGGTCAGTGGGACGTGAATATTCTTATCAACCCATGCCAATGCCTTTGCCTGTTCGGCTTTATCGATAACATCGCATTGGGTTTGAGTAAGGCGCATACCCTTAAAAACTGGTTTGCCATTCACCGCGGTTACGCCGCCGCATATTGTCCATTTCCCGCCTTGATCCTGATAAGCAATCAGGCTGGTTCCCTCTTTTTCTTTCTGAAACTGAGCCATCATGACGGGAGCTGATGCGCCAGCGGCAATCAGCGCCAGCATGGCAGCGCTGAGTTTTGTTTTCAGGTTTGCCATGGTCAGTCCTCGTCACGCCGCACCATGTTGTGTTTGCGGTCCCAGATTTTAAATCCGACATTAATCAGACACGTCATGAACGCGAAGAACAAACCACCCAGAACGCCTATCGCTGTCCATTGTTCCGGGGTAAACGCATTCAGTAAGCGATAGAGCCAGAAAATGGAACTGCCAGCAGCAGAACCGTAGGCCACGCCGGTGGTTAGTTTTTCCATTTTCATAATCTCCCCTCCGGTTATCCGGTTGGGTGCGTAGTCGTGAGAAATAAAAAAGGCCACGCGAATGCGCAGCCCTGAAAAACGACAAAACCCGCACGGCGGCGGGTTTATACAATTTCGACATCATATCGAATTAGCCTTAAATATGGCCTACTTTGTTCGGTTTTGCAATAACTACTCGATAACTTCTTCGAAACAGAGTGCTTCTTTACTTCTCAGTACCCGAATCAGTGAATCATTATCCAGCTCGGAAACGGCCAGCTTCAAACCTTGCCAATGATGGCTGTAAACCTCACACCAGGTTGACCGCGAAACAGTCATGAGCGTTGCAAGTGCGGATCCCGCGTATTCCTTATAAGACTCATTTTTGTTCTTTGCGGCCACATCCTGAACTGCAAGCCAGACGAGGGAAATCAGGCGTTTTTTGGTTTTGGTCAACAGTCCGGGTGGAAGGTTTTTCTGATACTCCATCCATATGGCCTCACAGATATTTTTCTGGTGCTCGAATTTGAGGTCAAACCCGTAGCAGTAGCGGATCCATGAGCTTTGGTAAACCGGCAACGTATTCACAGCGCGGCGCCAGGCGCATGAGGCGAACTCGAATTCCTTCATTGGTGGCGCTGGCCGGATGCGGCTGCGCGTCTCAAGCGCGTATGTTGGTGCGCGCTCTGACCGGACCTGCTTATTTCCCTCCAACTGTACTTTATGAATGTGCTGGCGCGGATAGTGATTTTTATCAGCCGGAGGATGTTCACTGAAAGCCTCGAGCTGCCCTTTCGTTCCGCCTGAGAGGTCCATTAATGCTGTAGCCAGTTCAATGCGGGCATATTGCAACAGTTGAGTGTTCACCAGATTATCCCCTCTTCAATCTCTTTTAGTGCCTGCTCAAGGAGCTGCTCTTCAGTGCCAAAATTCTTCTCCCACTCTTTCTGACCGGCATGAATGGCCACGCCATAACCACCGAGCCGGTGGTGTTGCGGACAGAGAGGGATTGCACGGTAATTGCTGGCGCGCTGGCCAGCGCCACATCCTTTACGCAAATGATGAATTTCAGCGGGAGAATCGCCGTACCCGATATTTCGGCAAACGATGCAGCCCATATCAGAAAGCTTATTGAGGTGTTCTTTTTCTGAAATTTTCATGCTGCGTAGCTCATTAGCTGGCTTGCAGCGTTCTCGGCGGCTTCGGGGCTACTGAAGGTTTTGTTGAGGATCCACATCCAGAGGGTATTCAGCGTGGCTTTGTACAGCTCTGAGAATTCGGTCTCGTCCATTTTTGCGAATGAAATCGAGAGGGGTTCTTTCGCTGTAACGCCGTTCGGCATCACCAGTTCGGTGTAATAACCAGATTCAATGGTGGTCCAGCGTCGGAATGCGTCAAACGACTTAATCAACGTCACCCGGTCAGCGCGCTGGGCACGCACTTTGTTGAGGTATCCGATCGCCAGCGAATTGAGCGTTTCGCCATGTCCGGCAAACTCAGCCAGATGATTAACGTAGCCGCGAATGAGGGTTTTCTCTTCCGGGGAGATTGCGCCGCCGGTCGGCGTCCAATACTCAAAACCAAGATTGAGGAGGGAGAAGTAAAGGCGGTGAAATTTCGGGTTACGTGATTTTTTAAACTCAGACGTGATCACATCGCCGAGCTTGATTTTTGAATGCACGAAATCTCTGGTATCCGGGTTGGCGGGTATCAGAGTGTCGTTGGGGGCTTTGATAAATGCTAATTGTGCCATTTCTCACCTCTTCGCGAGTAATGGCACAGCAGAAAACGGGGTGTCAGTTGTTCAGGCTGACCGAAGGATTATATCGTGAGTAATTGATTTTCGTTAATCATTTTCAGGAGGAATTACCTTGTATCCTGCAAATTCGGCAATCTCTAAAAACGCCTGGAGCGACTGGACATGCTGATCGTCCCTTAGTATTTCTGCATCTGCTATATCCCCTCCCGCCATTTGTAGGAGCACCCTTCCGCTTTCCGGTAGGTTAAATTTTACTCCATTGATTATTAAATGATTAATCATTGCCACCTCTTTTCTAAGACGTTTCAGGTCCCGAGGTAGCCATATCCGCGCAGGATTTAACCAGCGCTAACCGGCTTTCTGAGTGTCAGGGCCAATAACATTTACTGTATATAACAACAGTAATTTTTGAGGGCGCTTTTTTCAAGTTCAATTTGTTTTTTGTTCTGGCGGCATGGCAAAAATAAGAAAAAAGCCACCGGATTGGTGGCTTGTTTTGATGATGGTGTTGCGGCGCCCGGTGAATTCACATCACGTAACCCATGTTCCTCAAAAAGTAACATTTGTCTTCACCCTGGTGATCGGTGTAATCCCTGAAGTGTTCCTGATAGCGAACGATCCAATCATTCGCCTCCTGCTTTGACCAGAAGTGATTGAGCTTTGCCAGCTCCTGAACGAATCGCACAGTTGTGACGACTCTCCCCTTCTTCGGGTCTTGCGTGATGCTGTTGCGAAAAGCGACATTGATGTCTGAATATCTTGCCATATAAACCTCATAATAACTGTACATGCATACAGTATTTATTCTGAGGGTATTTATCAATAGCTATACTGTAAAGGTCCTGACTTGTCACACTGAGTTGTCGCTGACTTTGCCGGTCTGGGCCACGCCGCTAACCGTAAAACCGGCTGCGCGGATTCCTGCATAAACCTCAGGCAGGTAACCGCGGATTTGCAGACGGCGAAGCGCGCTATACATGTAATCACATTCCGCTTGTTTGTTTGCCTTAAATGGTTTTCGTGAAGACCAAACGGCATTACCCGGCCAACCCCAGACCTTATAAACACGTCCATTTTTTACGTGAAGCAGTCCCCACCCCTCCGGTAATTCCTCGATGCTGATGAGTCCCGGCTCACAGATGAAAAATCGCCAGTCACCCATACCCAATTCGGGATTCACACGGAACCGCTTTTTCCTGTCGGCAAGGAAATCAGATCGGGAAACCTTCGCCTCAATCAGGCACGAGGCAAGATTGCGAAAAGCCAACGCATCTGGCTGTTCGCCGGTTGAAACAGCTGCAATGAACCGGTCATGAAACGCAACCTTAAACCCGTTATTTCTGAGGAAACGCTCTGCGATAATACAAAGCTCACCGTGCGTTATGGCTGTATCAGTCATGGGGTTTATCCTTTCCAAATTCTTTGGCCAGAACATGCGAAAGCTCACCAATTACAATAAACTTGCCGCGTTCAATCATGTCATTTGCAACGAGTTGCACGCCTATGCCCAGAAGCCCTTCGCGCACCGGTTCAAACCATTTCAAGTCAGCGGTGTTGACAAAAATCGCATCTTCACGCTGCATGGCAATATCTGCTGTATCAGTCATACAGCCTCCTCTGAAATATCAGTAATCTCTATTTTTCGCGCCACCTTCCATACAGCAATGCATTCTGGGCAGGTAACTTTTCCGTCTTGTGGGTGAGTCAAAATAAAGTCTTCGTCTTCATCGCCCAGGGCGCAAAGCGTGTCGTAATTGGATAGCGTGCAAGCAATGTGAACTCTGGCTGTATCAGTCATGAGGTTGCTCCTTCACCCGGTCATAATCCCAGCCTTTAACCTGAGTTGGCTCGCCTGCTAATTTATGCGGGAACCTGCGCTTGAACTTTTGCAGTCCACAGTAGACGAACGAGTCGCCATTCTTGAACAACACTGAGTACCCTCGTGCAACAGGAACTACATTGATCACATGCACATAGAATTCTTCCGGGTCGTTCATGTTTCCGGCGTATTTGTGCCTAACCATGTCGTCATGCTCATGATATCTGCTCATCCCTTCCTCCCAGCGCGCAGATGTTCGAACTCAATCACCCAGACCCACGGGTTAGAAAACCAATTTTCGTCGCCGTAAATGGATTGCCATAAGTAAGCGAAAGCATCGGTAGCATCAGGTTTAGGGTGTTCACATCCGCATGGCTCGCTTTCACCACAGTTAAGGCAGCCGCCGTCAGTAATCCCTTCCGCTCTCGCATCCTGTTCGCTGATGGAGTTCAACCGCTCAACGCGAACGCCGGTGATCAGCAGGTCAATGCGTGATGCCCAGCGCGGCATGTGTATGGATGGCGTCCAGCGCCCATAGTTATAAATCGTTGGGTTGTACGCCGCTGGCGCAAGTTTCACCAGTTGCTGACCGTCTCGGTACGCGATGTTCCACAAAGTTTCCCGCGGTGGCGCCGACTGCATTTCCAGTGGTGCCGGTAATATGGCCTCGCGAACCCAAAGCTGATCGCCTGGCCAGAGCGGGCAGTTGCGGTAATCACCAGCTTTAACCTCACCGGCCAATTCATTACCGGCAAGCTCACAACCCATATTCACATCGCGAAGCGGGAATTTAACCATCCGCCGCGTCTGCGTTTTGCGACCGCTGAGAATGGCTTTAACCATCTCAGCGTTGAATAAAATAGGACGTTCTTTCATAAATTACCGCCGTAAATCGATTTGATATTCGGAGCAGAAATCCAGCACAAACTGGCATTCCGCCGGGCTTTCGGTTTCATTCACCACGTCGCAACCACCAGCGTGTAAGCATGTGCAGTTCTGGCAACCTACGCGGTTATCGAAACAGGTTTTAGCATGTGATAGCCGTTGCACCGGCCACCGCTGAACCGGTGCGGAAAGTCATAAGCCGGGCAACAGCAGGTAACCTGCCTGCCATCCCAATATGCTTTTCCGCTGACCATTAATCGGTACCCGCATTTCTTCTGGGTTGGGATTGCTGACCAGTAACCTGCTCCCAGGCCTTATCCATAAACTCCCGGCTGAAATCCATTTCAGGTGCCTGAACGAAAGCGATGTAAGCCTCTTCCTGACAGTTAGTGCAGTAGCCAGAACGGATGGCGCAGCCGCAGTTTTCACAGTGTCTGCTCATAGGGCCTCCGGTTTAGCGGTGCTGGCAGGAAAAACCGTGTCTATCATCTGATCAGCAAATTTCGTGCTCGGGACCTCTCTACTTTCCTTGGCTTCATTCCAAACCACATCCACCAATTTACGCAGCATCGAACGATCCGGAATTACCGGAATGTTCACTGGTGGTGTGCTGTATAGATAAAAAGGCCAGCTCCCGATCCAATGCATAACTTTTTGAACTTGAACTTCGCGGTTATCAAAAAAGCAAATAGCCGAACCGTCTTCGCACATTGCACCGATCGGCTTTACCGCCAAGACCATTACCGCCAGTTCCATCGCCTGCAGGTAGTTTTCCTGTGAGATCGTTATGTCACCAGTGGCGGCTTTACCTTTCAGGAATTCGAGCAGTTCCTGTGCCTTTTCGAGGGTTAGCTTTTTCATGCTTTGCTCTCCGCTGCCAGGTGACGCATGATTTCTGATTCAGTCGGGAGCGGGGACGCTGCACACTTCATGTAAAGCGACTTGCGGGCTGGGGTTCCGCGTTTAAGTAGGTGATTCACTGAGTCTTCTGACATGCAGAGTGCTCGAGCAATCTCCCGATCGGTTTTACCGGACAGGTGCAGTTGATAAATACCGGTGACAACGCGCTTGCCGTAAGAAATTCTGTTGCCGATTTTCACGACAACTCCAGAGGCTTTAGCCGCCTCGGTGACCGGTATCGGTTTTACGGGTGCGGACGCCGGGACGCGGCTACGCGCACGTGCGGCGCAGTTCCAGCTATCGATGATAGTTGCGGTGTAATCACAGCCGTCATCCTGCAGGGGGCGAACCTCGCGGATGTATTTATTTGCTTCAGAGATGGTGTTCATTGGTCATTCCTCGCTGTTTAACATTTTTGACTTCGCTAACATCTGGCGACCGGCTGGCGTTTGCAGCAGCAGGCATTCCAGTTCTTCATCCGGCTCGACAGGCCAACAGGCATCGTCGTCCGGTTCGTACTCACTCGACATAGCGTTTCCCTGCTGCCATCTGCATAGCTGGTGTCGGGCCTGCTGGTGCCTTTGGTGCGGCAATCTGGCGGCGGATAGGTGGTACAGAAAAACCCGATGCTAATTTCTTCTCCCAGCGCGCCAGCTTCACACCGGCCAGCCTGTCCATTTCAGGCTGTGTCAGGCGGCGTTCTATGCCCTCGCGACGCATCTCGACGCAGATGTGATACAAAATCGGATGGCGCCACGGGAATTGTTCGGACGTGCCATAGCGCCATGACTCGGACTTCCAGCGCTTGTATTCGGCGATAACATCGCTAACCGTAAGCCCGACCAGACCACCGCCGACCTCGGCAACCAGCGCGATGAACTCGGCAAAGTCTGGCGGCCACGTACTGCCAGCCTCGCAGCGCTCAATGCAGGCGTTGCAAACTCGAGTGATCTGGTCACTGGTCATAGCCCCAATCTGTTTCTCCCAGAGGTCCGAGGGACGATTGCCATTCTTGGCTATCCACCGGGTGCTGTAGATTTTGATCATGAGTTCCCACAGGCGCCACGCCGGTGTGTCCGCGCTCTCTGGCCCACTGTTCGCGACCAGCTCGTAATTGCCGCTCGGCAATGGATTCGCCGTTGTTGCCGATGGTGTTTGAGATGTTTTTTGCATGGTTCAATCCCCCGGGGTTTACCTGCCAGTCGTTTTCAAAGGCACGCTCTTTGCCGTAAAACCGCTGTGCCTGCATCACGAATTCGGTACCGGCCTGACCGCGCATCTCGCAGTACTGCCGATATCTCCGCGTCCCTTCGAGCATTGCCTCCTCGCTCACCCCTTCAAGCTTTCTGGCCTTCCAGCAGGAGTGGGCTTTGTTTTTCGGATTTGCACCCTCGCGTTTTGGGTATTCATGCCAGAGGGTTTCGAATTCCTCAGGGTAAGAACCCGCTGCGTTTTTCTTCGTTGGGGGCTGGGTTTTTCCAGCACCCGACAAAGGGGTTTTATCTTTTAGTTCTTTATCTTCTTCTAACTCTTCCTCTGGTAACGCGTTTCGATACGCACCTGTAACGCTACCTGCGTTACATTCAGCGTTACTATTGCGTTTCTTATCGCGCATTTTTGTAACGCGACTATTTGTAAGTGCCCGTTTTTTCGATGTTTCTCCGTTGTGCCGTTCGTGGTTAGGGAAAAACAACCTCCCGCCCTCTTCTGCCAGCCAACCCACATCGATAAGCGCATTTGCAAAACCTGACACGCAAGTGACGCGATCAAGTACCGAACGTGTAACGCTCGCAGCGTTACCTTTTGCGTTACCGTCTATCGTTTGTTGGTCGGCCCAAGCCCAGACACGGATCATCTTTCCGAGAACAGCATCAGGGTCGATATTCAAAATCTCAGCCATTTGGAAAATCTCCGGCTTATCCGGCGTAATGACTTCAATCTTTATCCAACTACTTGCCATGCTTACCAGCCTTGCCTTGCGGCAACTTGCTCAAATGCCCGGTGCTGACGCTCCAGTGATAACTGTCTTTCTGCGCGCTCGGCTGCAAACTTGCGAACCAGCATGCGCAGATATGTTTTGGTGATCGGCATGTCGTCGTACCGGAACTGGCCGTCAGAAAAGCGTAAAGTTTTCATCTGCGCCCCCTGCCCTGATTACGTTTTATATCCGGCGCGCCCTTGATCCGCTTTGTGGACTTCAGGAACGTTTTGGCGTGGGCAATGCTGCTGGCTACTGTCGCGTTCGCTGTATCGCAGTAGTGATCAGCGCCGCGCATTGCCAGCGTTAGTGCGATGCCCTTCTCGACGCCTTCACGCACGAAATGCGCGTTAATCTGCTGCTGGATCTGTTCTCTTGAAAATTTGGCCATTGGTCATTCCTCGCTGTTAATGCAATAAACCGCGCGCGCTCAGTTGTAGCGACGCGTAAGCCCTCTCCCAGGCTTCACAATCGGAATCAAAATCAGATAACGGAGCACGAAGAAGAACTGAGCTGATTAGCCTCTGGTTCGCCTTCATTGCCAGCGTCGCCAAATACTCGACTGAATTACCGGCAATAAGGCTGGCGCGCAGTTCTGCCGGAAGTGCGGAAAGGATCGCCGGTAACAACTGCTGAATGTTCTGAACGGCGCGTGGGCGGTCGCTATCAAGCCAGCGATAAATCTGCTGCTTGTTGTTGTGCAACGCGGCGTAATCAACAGTGCCGTCGCTGTGCTCGACGATTTGCAGGATTGGTGAATGCAGACCGAGATCGAAATACGCTTTCGTTATTTTTATCGCGACCTGGCTTTGTGAGACTTCACTCGCCCAATTGCGTAGCGCGTCTCGGATGTGGTTGTGCTTGATTTCCATAAATCAGCTCTTATGGTTTTGTTGGGGTAGATTGATAACGATGGGAAGCAGTTTTCTGATTCACTTCGCCACTTAGCCTTGCTTTACGGTGCGCGTCATAAACTGCTGAGTCATAAATCAGAGCGCCGCCTGATGCTTCAACAAGCCGAGATGCTCGACCTTCAGGAACAAGGTCACCCCATACGGAAACTGAAGATGGTTTTACGCCTGCTGCTTTAGCCAACTTGGTCTTGTTGCCGAAAAATTTCACTGCGTCGATTTTGAGCATTTTGAGCTCCTCCTTAGGTTTTCTTAAGAAGATTAGATCGTAAAGAAACCTAAGTAAAGAGAATTTAGAATTACCTAATATGGAAAATGAAACTTTTGGTGCTCGTCTCTTACGCAGACGAAAAGAATTAAAATTCTCACAGGCGGCTCTTGGAAAACTCGTCCAAGTGGCTCATGTGACTATTTCACAATGGGAAAGAGATGAGACCCAGCCTGCCGGAAAGCGACTTTTTGCGCTTAGTAAAGCGCTACAGTGCAGCCCGACATGGCTGATGTTTGGTGATGACAGCAAGGCGCCAGGCGAACCAATTCCACCCCAGCGCGTGGAGCTTTCTCCGCAGCATCAGGAGCTAATTGATCTATTTGATTCGCTCCCATCGTCAGAACAAGAGGAGCAGTTGAAGGTGTTACGCTCTCACGTAGAGAGAAATAATCGTCTTTTTGAGGAGCTTTTACAGGCGCGCAAGCGAACTCAGAAAAAATAGCCCCTCATTTCCTTCGCATTCGATTTTCTTCTTCATTCAGCAATCAAACCGCCACAGAAATTTAAACTCATTTAAAACAATGTGTTGGGTTTTTGGTGCCTAAAATATTAGGTTTTTCTACAAAATAGTAATTGCCAATTTCATTAGGTTATTCTAAATTACATCCATCGACGGCACAGCAGCCTCGGGGTAACAGTTCTGACGGCGTGAAAGAACGCGAGGTATGACCAACGGCAGTTTCACTTACGGGGATTTGATAATGAGCATTGTAAAATTCAAAGATTTACCAGGCATCATTCAGGATAAAGCTGTTGAAACCTTGTCTGCGTTGATTATCCAAGGCGGCACCCAAACTTTACGAAGTGGCGCGGGAGGGGCCGATAGCATTGGTGTAGCGCTGGCATTGAAAGTACGAGAGGCGTTTATCTCTCTTTACGCAGGCCCAGTAGATGGTGTCTCCAAAAATGAAAATCAGGTTTCAGCTTTTTTCATTCAGCTCGATAAAGCTGAAATTCAATCTGGCGTAAGCCGTGTTAAATGGGCTGAGGGGCTTATCCGGCAGCTTCCAGAAAGTCATGACGGGCGCAATAGCTGGTTGTTGAATTACGGCTCTCAAAATAATGAAGCCTCGACTGAACGGGCAATAATCGAGGCATTAAAAAAAGCCGAATCAGTTATGCGCTCTGGTTCATGATTTGAACATTACAGCTCCTTTTATTTGACTGAGAATTTCAGGATCTATATTTGAGTCTTCTTCTAAAAACTTGAGTGTGAAGTGCAAATTTGCATCAAATAATTTTCGTTGCTCAGGTGTAAGAACGGCTACAAGAGCCCGCAGAATAATGAAGTCTGAATAGTGCCTGACATCATGGCTGTATGGCGGTAACTGAAAGTCTTGAGACATGGTTTTTCCTTTCTTGGTTGTGTGAGAGCTCCAAGAATACCACTGAGCCTGATGTGGTTAAAAGACAGGCACACAACAGGTAAGAGCATTGGAAATGGGTTTCACTGTGAGCGGTTCGAAACGCACCTGAGAATTACACAGTAGCCAGTGCTCTTTCCGTTGTGGTGGCAAAGGGTTGAAGGGTTTGCCTCGTGAAAGAACGGTCGTAAAAACGACGCCGGAGCGTAACCGGCGAAAAGCCACCACAACAATTTAATCTCACCGGAGGATATATGAGCTATCGCGGCAAGGCATTCTTATTAGTTTTGACGGTCGGAATTCTATTCTGGGTTGGCGTGTTTTATCTGGTATCTATTATTTAAGTCTTCAATTATTGAGGTTTTAATCATGCAAATAAAATTGATTTTAACCAACTCTGAATTTCAAGAAACTGAACTTGACGAGTATGATTTAAAAGAAGCGATTAAAGACCTCGTTGATTCATGGATTTATTTTAGTGAAATTAATGTTGATTTGGAAATATATAATATCAAGCAAGCGTAACAACTTTATTTAAGCGGGCTTTAAAATGGCGTGAATTGCAGCGTGAAAAAGCGCAACTGCGAAGATCAGCACCGCAGCACGCCAACTTAAAGCCTACTTAAAATATGCAGGCAGTAATCACATCCATTAATTATGCGAGGAATGACCAATGATTATCGAAGCACACATTACCGGAAATGACATCATCGAAGGCATCACTGAGTTATCTGAAAAAGGTAACGTCATTGGCTACTTGGTTGAACCTAACAAGCGCCAGGATTCAACCTCAATCGTCACTCCTGACGGCAAGACCCTCGGTGAGTATTGTTGCTCTGGCCATGCGGTTAAGGCTGCGTTTATGCATGCTCATGACCTGAAGGAAAGTCAGGCAGAGGAAAGCGCCACGAAATACTCGGCAGCTGATTTATTGCTGGCGTCACTTCTGAGCAGCATGCGCCGTCATTGATAGATGGCCGATAACCGGCCTTATTGCGATGAGTCCTGCCTTCGGGGCGTTGACAGGATTCATCTCAATAACTGAAGCGGCGGCGAAAGCTGGCGAGGTATGACCCGCGACCCGGCGATAAGGGTAATCATCAGACGTAAAAAAGCCCGCACATGGCGGGCAATTCTACCGGCTTAACGTCCCGGTGACGGCGAGTTCAGCGACCAAACCGAACTCAGCGAGGTATGACCAATGGCTTCCACCACTGGACGCCGTGATTATAGTGCGTAATGAGGCTTTTATGCAAACCAAACTACCGGCGACGGTAACAGCCACAATGTTTATCTTTGCCAAAAAAGATTTGTGGGATGATGAATATAAAATCCATGTAATGAGCGGAGATATATCCGGCTTATTGGATGGTTATATTCTTCTTGGTAGTGAAGAAATCACCGTCAATGTCCCAAAGGTTGATTTGGTTAATGGGGCTTTGTCTTTTTTGAATAAACAGAAAGAGGGTTTAATCACCACAACCGAAATTGCCGTGCGTGAAATAGATACCGAAATCCATTCTTTAATCAATTCTAATGCGAAGAAGTAAAACAGCGAGGAAATGACCAATGCCATTCTTTATTTGTGCTTTTTATCCAAAAAAATCAGCCGCCGCAAATGGCGCGATCCCAATTGCAACTTGCATTGATGTGAAAAGTGCAAAGCTTGCAGAAATGAAAACCGTCATGCTGCTTGAAGAATCAGTCCCTGGTGGAAGTGATAATTTTTTCAAACCAAAAGTTTGCGAATTGACCGCTGAAATTAACGGTCGCCCTTCTGTCGGTGAATTTGATAGCACATGGCTCGAATGTAATGTCTGGAATGACGAAACCAAAACCTTCGATAGCATCCCTATTACTGCTACGGACGACCTGTCTGATCCGCTGGCCAGCGCAAAGCTGATTTTTGACCTGCCAATCCGTGAGCGTATTGCCTACATCATGATGTACGGCGCAGTTCCCGCAGAACTGGATGCTGAACAGCTCTCTAACGCTGTCGATATTCTGGCGGACGACGAAACGCCAGAAGAAACCCGCGCCATCATTGATGGTCTGTCTGTGGTTCCGGCTATCAAAGCTATGTATCCGGAAAAAGTGGTGACCCTGATTGACGCCATGCACGCACAGTTACCTCCTTTCGATAACGCTGAAGACGTGACAACGTTCGCTGAAAAGTGGGTTGCTAAGCCTGAAGAACGCAACCCAGTTAAAACCAGCGCTGATCTGCCGCGTACCTATGACACGTTGGATCTTGAAGTTGCTCTGCATGTATTGGGCGTCAATCCTGATGAAGCGCAAGCGTCCGACATCCGCAAGGCAAAATATTTGAAAGATGACCGTGACCCGGCGTGGCGTGGATGGGCTACATCGCTGCGCGTTGTTCCGGGGATCCTCGACATTCCTCGCGGTGAACTCTGGGCACTCATGGCTGATGGCCATAAAAACCTGAAGCTTATTGAAGATGCGGACGCGCGTCGCGATTACGTGAGCAGCAAGCTCCACGGTCACCCGTTGTTACCCGACTACCAGCCGGTCACCACAAAGGTTCAAAACCTTGGTGGTGGCAAGTTCTCCATTGAAGATCTGGCCGGGACTGGCGCCACAAATGAAGTCGAAAAAACGGAAGTGGTCGAAGAACAGCTTACCGAACTGCAGGCCCATATTCGGGATCTGGTGACAGGGAAAACCAATGTCGCTTCACCAGATGAAATGGCGAAACTGCTGACCGAAAAAGGGCTGGGTGCGCGCTTGCTGGTGAATAAGCTCGCTAAGGATTACGAATTTTCCGGTAATGCCTTCGGATTCCTTAAAGTGGCTGAGATTCATCACCTGACACTTGATGTCGTTGAGTCGTGGATCCCTGACCAGACCGATCGCATCGCCTTTATTACTGAGCGTGTAAAATTTTACATTGATGACCGTACCAATAAAGGCGCGGTTGAAAAACCCATGACTGGTACAAAACCGGCTGAAATCGCAACAATCGCCCCGAAAACTGAAACAGTTCAGGAAAAAACTGCATCAGAAACGGAAAACCCTGCATTGCCTGAAAATACTGTGGCTGCTGCTCAGGATGATTTCAGGCAACGCGCAGCTGCGTTGGAAAGCGGTCTGTTGGAGAAATCAGAAGCAGTGCTTGAAAATCTCCATATCTGGAAACAGGTTCAGAGCACTGACCCGCGCTATACCAAACCACTGGCGGGATCAGGGTTCGCTGGCACCAGCATTAACTCTGAATACATGATCATGCGGGCCACTGAAATCTTTGGCCCTGTTGGCACCGGCTGGGGGTATGAAATTGTTGAAGATCGCATGATTAGCGGCGCCCCTCTGTCCGAAGCCATTTTTGAGGACAAGAAATTCATTCGGAATGCCCTGCTACGTGATGCCGACGGCACCCTCATATTCGAACTTAATCACGTGCTCAGGATTAACTTCTGGTACGTCATTGAGGGCGATGTGCGCGGAGAGGTAACGGCATTTGGCTCTACTCCTTACATGTACAAATCCCAAAACAAAGGGATCATCGCTGACGGCGAGGCTCACAAAAAAAGCCTCACCGATGCCATCAAAAAAGCACTGTCTGTTCTCGGGTTCTCTGCAGATGTGTGGCTGGGCTGGCACGATATGCCTGAATATCTGGCTGACAACGCCATCGAGTACAGCATCAAAAACGCCAGCGATAAGGCAGAAGACACGGTGCGCCTGCGCAAAGAACTCGATGAGAAATTTGCTGCTAATACCGAAACGATGAAAAGCGCTGTTACTGCCAACGAAGTGACCAAAATCGCCTCATCCCTTAACCGCACTATCGGTGTTCACCTGAAGAACGCCAAAGCCGTCAACGATACGGAACATGCACGTTATCTCGAAACGCGCCTGCGCCGCCTGGAAGAAATCAAAACCGAATGTCTGAAAAAATTCACTGAGCAAGGGGAAAAAGCATGAGCGTACGTACCATTGATTTAGCTATCGAAATGAAAAAACTGCAGGCGCTGGCGGAAGACGGCGAACTGACACCAGAAATGATCGCCGACACACTCGAAGGGCTGGAAGGCATGCTGGGTGACAAGCTGGACGCAACGATGTCTGTTGTACGTGATTTCAACGCCAATGCTGATAAGTGTGATGCAGAAGCGAAACGCCTCGCAGAGCGTAAAAAGATGTGGGGCAATCAGGGGGAAATGCTCAAGAAATACATTCTTGACTGCATGGTAGCTGCTGGCGGTAAGAGCGTAAAAACAGCCACCAATACGTTTAGCGTCCGCAAAGGCTTACAACGTCTCATTATTGACGATGAAGACCAGTTACCTGACGCATACGTCATTTCATCCACAAAAATCGTGAACGAAGTGAAAAGCGACGAACTGAAAAAGGCCCTGATCGCAGGTACTGAAGATATCAAGGGCGCACATCTTGAAACAGGACCGCAGTCTCTGGGCGTCCGCTAAAAATTGATTCCTGAAAATCAAAACCGTACCGGTCAGCGTGACAATATGCTGACCGGTCAACCTAATGAGGTATGACCAATGGCTAGAACAGTGCTGATTATGGACTGGGCGCGGGAAGAGTTATCAGAGCCTATCCCATGCCAGGCCACAATCCTTAAAGACGCTAAATGCGGTCTAATTTCTCCCCCACCTTTCAAATCAGGCAGACACTGGCGCATTGACCCATCAGCGCGCTACGTTGGGAAAAGGGAGCAGCCGGTCATTAAAAGCGACGATAACCCCCGCTTGAAGAGGATTTTAGGAGATGGCGCGCCCACGTAAATACAACGTTAATATCCCCGGACTCTCCTGCTATATCGACGCCAGAACCAAAAAAGTGTACTGGCGCTACAAACACCCTGAAACAGGAAAATTTCACGGACTCGGGGACAATGCCGAAGAAGCCCGGACCATCGCCATCGATGCCAATACGAGGTTAGCAGAGCAGCAGATGGTTAACCTGATCAGCATCCGCAATGAAATCAGTCGTGAGGTTAAACGGGGGATCACGGCAAACGCATGGATAGAAAAATATCGCGATATACAGCGGGACAGGGTAAAGGCGGGAGAAATAAAACCTGACACGGCAAAAAACAGGGAGCCGGCACTGCGAGCTTTTATTAGTCTGTGCGGGATTATGCCACTTTCGGAAGTGGGGGCTAGGGAGATTGCCAGCATTCTTGACGTGTATATCGAGAAGGGTCAGGGAAGAATGGCGCAAGTTGTCCGCGCAACACTCAGTGATATTTTTAAAGAGGCGCAGCACGCCGGAGAGGTGCCGGTCGGGTATAACCCTGCACTGGCAACGAAAAAACCAAGGATGAAAGTCGCGAGGACCCGCCTAGCGTTCAGTGAGTGGCAAACTATTTACGCCGCCACAACCAATCTACCTGAAGCCGCTGGCCGCTCTATGCTTCTTGCCCTGGTTACGGGGCAACGAGTTGGGGATTTATCATCGCTCAGGTTTTCGGATATCTGGGATGATAGGTTGCACATTGTTCAGGAAAAGACAGGGGCAAAAATAGCCATCCCATTGTCGCTACGCTGTAACACATTGAATGTTTCACTGCGGGACGTGATAGCCGAATGCCGCGATGACGTTCTGAGTAAATGGATCCTACACCACCACCGCTCGCTCAAGAATTGTGAGAGAGGCGGACAGGTGATGAAAGATACACTTTCTCGTTATTTTGCAACGGCGCGGGATTTGTCAGGCTTGAAGTGGAATGGAGCATCGCCGCCGACGTTTCACGAACAGCGATCTTTATCTGAAAGGTTGTATAGCGAACAGGGGATTAATACGCAGGTTCTTCTTGGCCACAAAAGCAGCCAGATGACGGATAAGTATCACGACGATCGAGGGAAGGAATGGAAGGAGGTGGCGGTTTGATTACCGTACAGTTTTGCAGAAGAGTTTTGCAGGAGTTTTGCAGAAGAAAAACTTTCTGAATAGTTTCATCCAGTTAAGCCCTTACACGCCTGCCTTGTACCCAGGCAC